CTCTTATAACCCCCAACGTAATCCAAGCACAAAAAAGGCCAACAGGTCAACCATGGCTTTAGCACCACAGGACCAAGGCCCGCGTTCCTTACGGTTTACGCATACTTGGATTGCAAAATGAGATTTCCCCCATCCAGGACATTACTGCCAGGGACAGGTTACTCTCTCCTAACCACAGGTTGTCGAGACCTGTGTACTACCTTTAAGGTCTGCAGTTAGATCGTCATGGTAGACAGCGGCAAGCCGCCAGCACCCATCGCTATATTTTAAGGTCATACAAGCTAGACCTCGGAACACCTTCAATGCGATAAGAACATGCGCTCTAACTTCAGCTTTCGCCTATCAAAACGAGCGCACTAACGTTCCTCATCAAATCCAGTGTCCCTCAACAGACCAAGAACAAAAGACTACACACTACTACAGTATCATCAACATCGACAGATTAATTACCTGTACCGACATCTAACTGACTCGTTTTCATCACACCTGCGTTAGCACCCTAGGAGTAAAAAATCTCCTACAAAATGCACCCGCAAGGGCTCTTCTCACTTCTTCTTACCTACTTTCGCCTTCTTTTTTGCTTTCTTCGGCTGCCCAGCAACCGACTTCATCACGTTCGCCACTTGTTTAGGAGCAGCAGTCGTGTTGGAGCCAGTCGCCGAATAAGTAGCCGGCGCCTCTTTCTTTGAACCAAGAGACTTAGCAACTCCACCAGCAGTTTTCACAATACCCGCAAGACCTTGAGTCATGGGAGTAGGTATCGCACTAAGCACAGGCGATATGAAATCTGCCGCAGACGAGACGGCGTCCGCAAACCACTCACCCATTCCATTCATGCGCTGGGGTACACCCACAGGCATCATTCGAATGATCTCGGAGTACAAAGCACGCGCCACGGGATCAGAACGACAGGAATGTTTAGCGAGAACCACCAAGTCCGAATCCTGTTGAGAAGGAAACCTCTCGATGTAATAAATCGCATTAAGTGTGAGGGTTGTGGAATACGACAAACCAGTGAAGTATACTCCCGACTGATTAAACTTAGTCGGTAGCAACCCCACAGGGCCAATACCATAGTAGGTGTTGGTCGTCGACGTCGGAGGAACAGACATCAACAACTTCGCAGCTACACCGGAAATCAAAGCTCCATTAGTCGAAAAATTCGTATCAGTGGTAGGAGGTTTAAGCACACAGCACGCCAGATCAATACCCGCTGGAATCTCTTCCGAGTTGAGGGTGTCGACCACATACGCACCTTCTTTAGCCTTCCACTGCTTCGAACCATCCAACAAAAGGGCAGTACCAGAGTTCTCCGGAGGAAACTCAGTCCAGACTGCCGATGGAAATCCTTGAGCCGAAATGGTAGGCCCACCACCTTCTTGGGTTTCAAACACCCATTGACCTTTCGCAGTATCAGTGTCAGGGAAGGGTTGACGATAAACAGTAACCAACCCCTGAACATTTAAGTCAGAAGTCGTATTTATCACTTCATACCCTTTAGCAATGACACGATATTCACCTCGCAAATACGGGGCGATCTGAGAGAGGAGGGGGAACTGAATATGGGAGTCGGTATTTGAAGCACCACTGTCCCAGGTGGCAGTACCAGCTGGAACAGAACAAACTCCTAAATTACCCATAGGGGCGGTAGTCGCATTAAAGTTAGTAATAGCCAATGGGCCATAGTTTTGGGTTCCAATATCGTTTGTCTGGATGGTGCCGATTAAAGGCGAATCGACACCAAACCAGGGAAACGAATGGACATGGCAATCCCAATTATTCGGAGACGTCACTGAAGACGGCACCGCGATATTAGCGGAGACCCTGACAACTTGCACGACCGAAGCCGCCTCGTTAGTATCAGGATATCCGCAAACATCCAAAGGAGTATCGTGAAAAGGGTCCACGGCTGCTTTCAACCATTCAGCACCTGAAGGTTGAAGGCCGAGGGCCCCTCCGATCTTAGCCAACACCCTCTCACTTCTGGCAACATCTGCTGTAGACATCTTAGAATGAGTCGACTAGCAAACAGCACAGTTAATCAAAGCACAGACACTTAGTGGACAGAAACGTCAACAAAACAACCAAAATCAAATACCAGCACAACTCAATGTACGGAATCCAACGACTGTCAACCCAACGCAACTGAGAACACTTAGTCAACAAAACAGTGAATACAGGCATACAAACTTACTAGTCACAGACAAACTAAAATACAAAGTAGCAAATGACACAAAAGCAGTAATCCAGACCAGGGCCTAGAAATATTTTCAGATAGTCTAATTACACTCGATAACTGAAAATTAACTAGTCAATGACCGCGAAGTCTGCAGACCTCCACGAATCAACCCAACTGTCAAACAGATTCACACGCCCAGGCCGCAGGCGAGCCAAATTACCTCCACGAGGCATTGCTCCCCAATCTTCGGCCATGAACGCACTATCTGATCCAGGACGAAAAGAGTGCGTCAAAATTCCACGCTGCCTCTCAAGTCCAGTAGTCAGAAAATGGTTCTCCTCATCACTCATCAACGACGCTAACGCCGAAGCATAAGTGATCTTACTATCCATCGAGTGCTCGTTCTTCATTTCATCGCCATGTTTATCGACGATATACTTTAAAAGACGATCTGCCTCTCGACGGTATTCAGCAAAAGGAAACACCATCATCCTGTAAGCACAGACTTTGACATACGCTAAACGCCAACTCCTCGATTTCCAAAGGAAGAAAATCGACGCGCGTATCTTGTCATAGTTTGGCCGGAAATACCACATAAGGCCTGACCAGTGAAACCCAGCATTAAGAAAGACGGCATCACGTATCGGTGAGATCGGAACTTCCAACTTCAAATCAAAGCCCAAATAACGAGCTCGAGAAATCATATGTTCTACCCATGGCCGATACTGGATAATAGAATCGTCTCCCATCATTTTTGCTGGTGTACGGGAGTATTCAGCCAGCACTTCCGCAACCGTACTCACCTGAGTGGCAATCACATACAGACCAACACGCATTAAAGCAATCGTGTTGTCTGTTAAAGTTGTGAATTTTCCAGACGGGTTAACACAAGTACGAAAGTACAGCCAACCGTTCACTCCAATAATATACAACTGAGTGCTCTGCTCCTGATACCACATCATCATATTAACTGTCGCAGTATCTAACTCATTACCCCAAGCTAAATTCTCATTTCGCATAGCATTGATGTCAGTTTGGACACAGTCATTTAAGCTGCCTTCCATATGCCTAACATCAGTGCACACAACGAGAACATCCTGAGGATTTACTTGAGAACCAGAAGTAATGTACTCAGCCATACTATTCCACCCACCATACCAAGGTGTCATTCCTACAGCACTCCACTCCCTCTCACCTGCCATATTCAGCATCTGGTCATTTTGATCACCATACAACATCAAGCTGACTATGTGGAGAAGCAAACACCCAGGCATAAATGTCCGTGTTTTCCTATCCTCCACACGTTCCGCGAGAAGCTTGTCGACAGTCCGGAGCTCACCTTTTCCACTCGTGATATAAAACACATGCACCAAGTGGATGATGAACCCTGGTCTGACTTCAAAATGGTAGTCAATCGCTCCAGTCTTCTGGATTTGGTCAACCAAGAAACGAAAAATATCAATTCCATGTTCCAAGGCTTCCCCCTTATTCTTCCAACGAAGATTCCAAGGATATCCAGCTGACGTAGTTTTGTCGATCCGAGACAAGACATCATCAAAAGACTTGACGATTCCCATCATATACGGACGCAAAATTGAGCGAAGAGCAACGCCACTTCTGGCCCAGGCCCCTTCATCCGGTGTCCATTCATAACAGATGAGATTCTTTCGGAAGTCATTTTCAAAGAGCTTCCGATTGAAAACAGAAGGTGCATATCCAAAAGGCACGGATAAGCCACTTTTTTCCTCATCTTTCTGAGCGAACTCAATCAACTCCGTATTGGCCGGTGGTTGAAAATCCCCCTGTATACCGCTATTGATTTGCTTAATAACAAAAGCACCATCAATGACGTCGACCAATTCTCGATACAGAGGGATTACAAGTTTTTTTGGCTCAGATTGAACGAACCAGGAGACGAGACCTTCAGGATAGAAGAGCACGAACACATTACGACACGACGATTTATTGTAACCTGTGTGGATTCCCACACAGTAACCGTCGTCGTCAAATACGGGCGCGCCAGAATCGGCACTATCCGTATTACAAGTGTACTCGCACACTCCAGTCCCCCTATCGACCCGCACGACTTCACCCTGCCTCTCACAAGGATCAGGAGAACCAATGATGTAGCGCAATATTCGCACATTGCGTTTTGAGTTAAGCAGCGACCTGAAAGAAACTCGGGTCTTATTTGCCTGCTTATTAAACTCAACATCAGTGGTCCTAAACTTACAGAAGTCATTACGCTGGCCGGGAGAGAGCTGTTCTGTCCTGGGTGTTACTAGAGTAAGAGGATCAATCGAATACCGTCCACCCCCACGGGTTACGAGTTTCACATTCGCCAAATCGAACATAAGAGTCCGATCGTCATTATAAAGCACATGACGCGAAGTGTAGAACCCGTAAGGCCCGCAGAAAGCGGTACCTTGCTTGACCATCCGCCCACCATGACGCACCTCTATTTGGTATACAGAATCCAACAAAATTGGCCTCTTCTCCGGAGAGATAAGAGCTTCATTGGATATCTCAATCTTTTCAGACTCAGAACTGACCCTCATGCGCTGTAACGCGCATCTCGGACAGCCCTTTATCTTACATGGATGACCATTAGCGATGTTGGCACACCGGAGATCCTGGATAGCTTGGATATTAGACTCCAAAACTTCTCCAGAAGAAACTTCTCCGGTAACCCAATCATGGAAAGCTTCAAGTTCACGCGAGGTTGGCACAAGACCATTTTCTCGGTTACTACGAAGCAACGCTACGTTTTGACGTACTGAAGCTGACATTCCCGATTTATCGACTGTTGGTCCAATAAAAAGGTCGTGCAACTCCTTGCTCATCCCCATCTTTGTCTGAACGCCCTGACCTTTAGCCAGTTGTGCCCAATGAATGAGTTTGAACAAATTATCATATTCCGTCTTACGATTGCGATACTCCGCTAAGTCCACCTGAAGTCCAAGATTCGCCCGAAGTGATTGGCTAAAAACACGGTAACCAGCACCAAGAAGTCTTTCATAATCCTTCTTAGTAGTGACAGTCACCTTCTGCTTCGCCTTATTTATCATCTCTAATCCACCCAATTCGAGCTGTTCCTCAATTGATTGGATATCATAAAAGATGTAATTTTTCCGCTTCTGAGTCCTGTCGAAGAGTGCGCCCACGTCTCGATCATATTCTTTATCATGAACGGGACGCATACGCTGAACTTCTTCAGGAATATGGCGTTCTTTGAACTTACCAGCGTTCTCTGCTCTTGCGACATGCCGGTGTTTCATTCCCCGTCCTTCAAGCTCAACGTCACCCAAGTTGATTCCAAAATAGCCACGCCATTTCTGACGCAGCCACTCTGAAGACATTTCAAAGGTGGCGCTCACAGCAAGAAAGACCAGATACATCGAGACGCAGATAAGAAACACATCCAAAGCTGATGAAAGCTTAGGATGAGCATTCTTCCACGTCTTGAATGTCATCGACCATCCCCTAATTCTGATAGGCACCGACTTCCAAAAAGTCCACTTGCCATTCTTCAGGAAAAGCCAATAATCATCCGAAAGGGGTAATTCAACATCAGGGTCACTACCGTCTGGGAGCGGAACAAAAGGAATAGAGTCCTCATCGGAGGGTTCTTTTGGTTTACCGACCAATGAACCTACCCCCTCTTCCTCTATTACAGGAAGAATGCCATTAGCATACTTCTTCTCTTCCACTTCCAATATGAGTTTCCGCCCGGGTAAAGTTGTTGATTCCATCCGGAAACCGATTCCCATATCATTAGAGTGTAAATCCGCTAACGCAATCTCAGCGTCAGTCAGGTCACGATTAAGCAACCCAGCCGACACATAAAGACGACGATGGCGGAGAGTAGCGATCTTCATAGGATCGCGACAACTCTTAATAAACGGCATGCCCGACGTACCATCGACATGAACAAACACCTGACCACTCTCAATATCAGCACGAATCTCCTCGTCCCGTACAATCGCTTTACGCAATTCATCGGGCGCGGACAAGTACCATTCGAGGTTGGCTTTGGTAATTATGTCTTCGCACAGAGCACCGTAACTCTCACTAGGGGTAAATTTATTTGGACCTGAAAACCGGGGGTTGTGAAGCTGACGTGTGGCTTGTTTAACACCACAGTCACGACACATGAGATTTCCCGCCGCTCTACCACTAGAACATCTTGGCGACAGTACACACCCACCCTGGTCCTCAGCCTTGTCTGGGAGCAGCATGCCGATCCATCCCATCAAACTAACAATGGGTGACCAAGCTTTAAACCACTTCAAGTTCCCAAAGGAAACCAAGGAAGTCACAAATAAAGACGTATTTAACAACGCACGCCTCTTGGGATCCTGAAACCACTCCGATAAACCTGACTGTGGTTTGATATCACAGTCTTCTTCTACACAGTCATCCTTTTTCTTCTTCTCCGCCTTTGCGGAGACCAAAGAATAGACAACGACTGCAATTATCAGAGCTACAAAAATTCCAAGTCCAAGAAACGTCAACCGAGGAACGGGAATGCCAAAAACAATGACTTTCTCGTCCCACTCACGTCGAAGCCACCCTCTCACAGAATCTTTGGTCTTCCTGGCAAACGTGCGCACCGCACGTTGTAAACGCCAAGCAGCCATGGTGATCCTGATCCAACTGCCAGCAGCAACAGCCGCAGCTCCTGAACTGCACACTAAAATAGCAGAGTATGCAGCCCAGTAGGCAGAAAACGAGAATGGTAAAACCATACAGACACCAAGCAAGAGACACGCAGTGAAAGCACCTACCGAATAGCTTATGCCTTCACTGATTGACTCCCGCCACCTACTAACCTGAGGGCTGCGCGCACAGCGAACAGTAGCACCACCCAACAACGCAGTGAAACGAAGGAAACCGCGACGAACTCTTTGAGCCGTCACACCAGCCTTCGCAACTACCGCAGGGATGATACCACGTTCCTCAACCGCACACACAACCCTAGATGGAACTGTGACAAAGAGATATTTAAGGAAGTACTCGAAAGTCCATGCTCCCGCATGGATACTCGCCGTCAATTCGGTTTCGATCTTCCTCTCTAAGGCCAATTTATTTAACGAGCTGGCAAATCGCTCAGAGGAGTCCCAAGTAGGCTGTCTCAGCCCACCCTTGTTTGGGGGAGTCGGCACAGGAGTGGACGGTCGAACCTTGACATCCGATTCATCATCACTACTGCAACTTTCATCGCCGCTCTCCTCAGGTAAATCTCCTTCCCACGCACCATCATCTACACCCCAATTAGGGGCGGGATGGCTGGCGTAAAGAACATCGACCACATGACCAGCCTGAGCTGGCACGAGGCCATGGGGAATGTACGCGACTCTTGGCACCTTCACGACCACCTCCGGATCTCGTAAAGGAAGACGCTTCTTACTCCCAAAGACTACCCCCCTACTTTCACCACTGTCCAGTCCACTACCTATGCCCTCAGACATGATAGAACGACCTCCGAAAGAACGCAGACGTACACTCAATGCAGTAATCGCCTCCCTAGACAAAACCAGAAGAGAGATTGTGGTCGCAAAGAGCTC